AACATGTCTGGTCTATATTGATAAGTTAAATTTATTACCATTTGACGATCGTCTGGCAGCTTGGGTATTGGCCTATTGACCATTGGGCTGAGATAAAACTGCGTAAACCCAGTGGTAAAATATGGACTGGTTGAATCGTATGTTGCGGCCATTACCAGAATCCTCCTTTGAGTAAATTACCATTGGCAAATCCTTTGAGACTAAACAATTGACTGACTTGACTACGACTCTGTATAGGCAACAAGGTTAGATTAATATCCATCTTGGTTGGAACATACGTGGGATTTTTTGCTCCTAAGCTGCCTTGTGCGGCAAACGGTGCATCAACAGCACCAGGCTGAATACCTTGTCCTAGAGTGCTGAGTCTTTGTATAGCATAACTCAGTGGATTACCTAGTACGGTTTGTCGTGAACGGGCGCTGGTCAAGTTGGTACCATTGACCAGTACGCTTTGCGCACGAATGTAGTTGACATCTGCTGGCAAGTTGTAATTAAATTGTGATACCACACATGGGTGTTCGTTAAATTGAAAATCGCCTAGACCCGACAGATAAGTCAACGGAGGTGGACTGCCACGCTCGGCATCTTGCCCATAGAACATTTTGGTTACACTTCTAAAAAAGTGTATGACTGCCAGGAGATAATTGGCTTCAACGGTATCCTGTGCAGTGAACGTGGCTTTTATGTTGATAGCATCTACATAACTGTTTTGATAAAAATATCCACGGTAGTTTGAATGTGTAAGGTCATACGCAGAATAGTTTGCTTTGTATGAGGTATCTATACTGGGTGTATATGGAAATATAACTCCGTCGGTGTTGCGCAATGGCCAAAGAACTTGTCCACAATCAGGTGCATTATACAGATAATTGCTGGTTGGTCCCAATCTCAATCGCACTCGCCAATCACCAGCTTGAGCTTGATTTTGTCTTTGTGCTCGTATTGTTTGTTGGCGCTGTGCCTGTGCTATCAACGCTGATGTTCTAGCCGCGGCTTCTGCTAAGGCCGCATTGGCTGCATTGTTTACGGCGGCCGCGGCCGCAGCAGCTGCGGCATTTGCAATTGCAGCAGGATCTGTGGATGCTGGCAATGTGGCCAAGTTAGGATCTGGAATTGCGCCAGGGGCAAGATAGTTTACCGCGGTGCTACCAGCATTGGTAGCGGCTGGTACATCACCGGCATCAATAAATGTTTGATCCTGAGCTCTGAGTGTGGCCTGTTGTTGTGACAGCCCGCTGGCTACAATTTCTCCAGTGGCTTCATTTTTAACATAGTAGGTGCCGTTTTCTGCATCTTGTCCAGTGACGTAGCCAACGTTGGCAGCTGATTTATCAACTGCGCTTGCTGGTGGCGGAATTGCCACCAACGGAGCATTAGGATCATCTGCAGGTGGTATGTCAGCTTTAGCAACAAATACGCCCGGTGATGTTTCTACAAACTCACCACCAGCTGTGGGATCTGTGTCTTTGCTAACAGATTTGGCAGTTGTTGCTACATCACTCCCCGGTGGTGGTATCTCCACCAACGGAGCATTGGGATCGTCTGCAGGTGGTATATCTTCTTTGGCAGTAAACACCCCAGGTGATGTTTCTACAAAGGCGCCGCCGGCAGTAGGATCTGTAGCTTTGTTAACAGCGCCAGCACTCTTGGTTGTTGGACCAGTTAATGATCTAGTAACACTGTTGGTCAACGTAGAGGCCACAGCCGGACCAACTACTCTGCTGAGTGATTGGACGGCAACATTTTTTGCTGTATTAATTACAAGATTTTCTGCGCTGGCAACTAAATTTTTTGCAGTCTTGGTAGCAAATGCCTCAATGTTTTTAGCACTGAATTGACTTTCTAGTTTGGTCAATGTAGAACTTGCTTCTGCTTTGATTTTGTCAAATGCGCCAGATGCAGCATCTTTGGCTTTGTCAGCTAATGAGCCTGCTTGATCTTTTAAACTGTCAATAGCACTTGGTTGAGGAATACCATTGCCATCAGCCAGTTGTGAGGCTTCGTCTTGATAACCACTAAACTCTGTTGTAGTTGTGCTGTCAATGGAACCAGAGTTAGTGGCATCAACAAAGTCAGAGTCGCCAGCAAAATCGCCGACCTGGTCGCTGGAGTCTGCTAAAGTTTCTGCGCCATAGGCGTCACTGCCTGGGTCAATATCAACATCAGATGCGACATCTCCTGGTTCAAAGTCAATGTCCGATGCGTCAAAGTCAACGCTGCCAAAATCAAATGACATTATTTCTTCCTACAATTATGGTATTGTTTGCTGATTCTGGATCAGTTTCTTCTGTGGCATGTATACAATACCACACAGTATCTTCTAGTGCTTCAATGGTATGCACCAAATCCCGTTTGATTTCTATTGCCGCTGGCGCGGTATATTCTTGTGTAATTTTACTTACAGTGACTCGCACACGCCCTTGGGCCAGCACACTGAGATGATCATACACATGACGATGTGTGGGTATCTTGCAATTCTTTCCAATGCGCATCTGCTTGGCATAAACTCCGCCGGCAAAATAGTGTTCAATTTCTACATCTTTGTTGATGACCTGTTCAATAGTTTCGGCTGGTGTAGGATCTATTCCGTACAAGGTTGCGTTGGTCAACATGCTGATTTCACATTCGCGATCTGCTTCTAACAGTATGTAAGCCGGTGCATCATAGCGTGTTGTAACACCTGAATTATTGAGCAGGACCGACCCTTGTGCCAACACATGTACACGATCAACTGGCCGTTGTTTGGTAGTTATTTTACGGCCTGCCGGTATATGACTCTCGTGCATATGCACACCGTCAACAAGTATATGTTGTGTTTGAATAGCGGACTGAGTTGTTGGTTGATTTAACATTACTGTATTTAACCAAAATAAAAACGGCATAGTTTATAAAAGGTTGACAACCGTCGTTTTTGTGCTACAATAAATATATTATTAGGAGATTCCTTAGTGTCAACTACACCCACAAGAACGCCAGCAAAAACGAATTATTTAAATAATCGTGACATCTTAAAACAAATACATCTTAGCAAAAATACCTACTGTACATACCTAGATCCTGTAACAGATCATCAGTATGATATTATTTTGCCCACCCTTGCCAAGATCAATCAACGCACCATTGCTGAAGCTCGTCGCAATCGAGCTGATAGACTCAAACGCGAAGGCATCATTGTTGATCCTAAAAAGATACCAAATAGCGACTTAGTCTTCCGTATTACCTGTTGGGAGCATATACCAATGGCACCTAAAAAAGTACCTAAAACTGCGGCAAAAAAGAAAAAAATTGAAGATATTTTTGAACTAGAATTGGATGCAGAGGAAGATCCATTGGCGGAATTGCTCGACGTTCCGGTGTTGGACGAAAAGCATGTGCGCTTGAACTTTCCACCATTTTACCACTATCGCCTGGATGAAAACAAACGACCGTTCCAAGTAGGCAAGAGCCACTGGATTGGAGATTTTGAATCAGGTGAATTTTCAAAGGACCACGGGCAAGCCACACGCACACTGGCCACCATGTACATGAAGTTATGCGAACGTTATGCCACTCGTAGCAACTGGCGCGGCTACACTTACAATGAAGAAATGCGCGGACAAGCCTTGTTACAGTTGAGTCAAATTGGTCTACAGTTTGATGAATCAAAAAGTCAAAATCCTTTTGCTTACTACACAGCGGCCATTACCAACAGCTTTACTCGTATTTTGAATTTAGAAAAGAAAAATCAAAACATTCGTGACGACATGTTGGAACAAGCTGGGCTAAATCCTTCGTGGACTCGTCAGAATGCTGGCAAAAAGAATCCTAATTTTGGATCGGTGGTTACCAACATCGACGTTGAAGAATACAATAAAGCTCAATACGATAAAGAAGCGTAACCAAGTTGGTTGTATTTTTTGTTGTATTCCTGTATACTATAATCTATGAGTCTATTTAAAAAAGTAGCAGTCTGTACCGATATCCATTTTGGCCTGAAGTCAAACAGCCTACAACACAATCAAGATTGTAGTGATTTTATTGATTGGTTTATCGACACAGCTCGAACCAATGGGTGTGAAACCGGCATGTTCCTGGGTGATTGGAGCCATCAACGTGCGGCCATCAACATGCAAACACTTCAATATAGCCTGCGTAGTTTGGAAAAGCTATCAGCGGCCTTTGATCGTTTTTATTTTATTCCAGGCAATCACGATTTGTACTATCGTGACAAGCGTGATATCTATTCAACCGAATGGGCCAAACACATACCCAATATTCAAATTGTCAACGATTGGTTCCAAGACGGCGATGTTGTAATTGCGCCCTGGTTAGTTGGAGATGATCATAAACGCATACCAAAAATGTCGGCAAAATATATGTTTGGGCATTTTGAGTTGCCACACTTTAAAATGAATGCCATGGTAGAAATGCCAGATCACGGCGAAGTCAAGGTAGAAAGTTTTGGTGGGTTTGATCGGGTGTTTTCAGGTCACTTTCATCTTAGACAACAGAAAAAAAACATCAGCTATATCGGCAACTGTTTTCCGCACAACTATGCTGATGCCGGTGATGCGGATCGTGGCATGATGATAGTTGAGTGGGGCAGTGAGCCGGTATATCATGCGTGGCCCGGTCAACCCTTGTATCGTGTGCTTAAACTGAGTCAAGTGATTGATTCGGCATCCAACATACTTGTGCCCAACATGCATGTGCGTGTGGAATTAGACATTGACATTAGTTACGAAGAAGCTAATTTTATCAAAGATACATTTGTCAAGGATTACCGCTTGAGAGAGATGGCGTTAATTCCTGTTAAAAGTTCAGCCGTGGATGCAGACATGTCGCCAGGAGAAGTCAAGTTTGAAAGTGTAGATCAGATTGTCACAGATCAACTTACCAACATCGAAAGTGAATTTTATGATCCTAAGTTGTTATTAAAAATCTATCAAAATCTATGATTCATATAAAAAATTTAACCGTTAAGAATTTTATGAGTGTAGGGAATTCCACACAAGCCATTGACTTTGACCGTAAGGACTTGACACTGGTGTTAGGTGAAAATTTAGATCTCGGCGGCGATGGATCACGTAACGGCACAGGCAAAACTACAATTATCAATGCTCTTAGCTATAGCCTATATGGGCAGGCACTCAGCAATATCCGCAAGGACAATTTAGTTAATAAGACCAACAATAAAAACATGTTAGTCAGTTTGGATTTCAGTGTAGGTGGCAAAGACTATAAAATTGAACGCGGTCGCAAACCCAACTTGTTAAGATTCTTTGTAAACAATCAAGAGCAAGTGGTTACAGACGAAGCACAAGGTGATTCAAGAGAAACCCAAGATGCCATTGAGCAAACTCTAGGACTCAGTCACGATATGTTCAAGCATATCCTGGCACTTAACACTTATACAGAACCATTCTTAAGTTTAAAAGCCAACGATCAGCGCACTATCATTGAACAGTTGTTGGGTATCACCATGCTAAGTGAACGTGCTGACAAGATCAAAGAACATAATAGAGCCACCAAAGAGGGCATCACACAAGAAGAGTTTCGTATTCGTGCTGTTCAAGAAGCCAACAAGCGTATTGAAGAGCAAATTGAATCATTGAAGCGTAGACAAACATTATGGACCACTAAACATGGCGAAGATATCACGGAACTTGAGAAAGCCCTTAAGGCGTTACAGAATATACAGATTGAAGACGAGATTGCGGCGCACACGGATCACAAGATGTGGGATCAAAAGCGCAAGGACATCAACGAACTATCGGTTCAGATCAGCCGTGTCAAATTGGATGTTGGTAGGGAAGAAAAACTGGCAACCAAACTATCAAAAGAAATTGAAACGCTTGAGAACCATGAATGTCATACGTGTGGGCAGGCCTTCCACGACACGAAGCACCAACAGGTTTTGGAAGCGAAACAGAGTGATCTGGTTGCGGCTCAACAGAGTGGCGCAGAACATAGCACCCTCTTATCAGAATTGGAGACTGCCCACACAGCCCTGGGCACGTTAGGAAAACCACCCACAATGTTCTACGACAAAGAATCAGATGCTATACAACATCAAGCCACGTTGAGTAATTTAGAACAACAGATTGCCGCCAAACAAACAGAAACAGATCCGTATGGCGAGCAGATTGAGGAAATGCAACAACAAGCCTTACAGGAGGTAACATATGACGCACTTAATGAACTTACTCGCTTACAAGAACACCAAGACTTCTTGCTCAAACTACTCACCAGCAAAGACTCGTTTATCCGTAAAAAAATTATTGAACAAAATCTTAGCTATCTAAATGCTAGGCTCACACACTACCTGGATCGTGTAGGGTTACCACACACTGTGGTGTTCCAAAACGACCTAACTGTCAGTATTGAAGAGCTGGGTCGTGAACTAGACTTTGACAATCTAAGTCGAGGTGAGCGCAATAGATTAATCTTAAGTATGAGTTGGGCATTCCGTGATGTGTTTGAAAGTTTGTATCAGCCCATTAACTTGTTGTTTATAGACGAAATGATTGACAACGGCCTAGACACAGCAGGTGTAGAAAATGCATTGGCGTTATTAAAACACATGAGCCGAGAACGTCATAAATCAATATGGTTAGTAAGTCACAGAGACGAACTTGCTGGACGAGTTGAAAATATCCTTAAGGTAGTCAAGGAAGGTGGCTTCACTAGTTATAATACGGATGTAGAGATAACTTAACGTAATGAAACTTACAACTGCTACGCCGTTAACATTTACATTAGTGTTTTGCCCTACATTTAGTGTAGCGTGGCCCGCTGTCCGGGTATATCTAAATGATCGGTTATTGGTTGATCAAACTATAGATCAGAATAACACCTGCTCATTTATAGCTGATTTATCACAAGATCAAAATCAACTAAAACTGCACTATTATAACAAATCCGAAGCACATACGATAATTAATAGTGTAGGTGCTATTGAATCAGACCAGTTTTTAGAACTGACTAGGCTTTATGTCAATGATATTTTACTAGGATCATGGTTGCTGACCGAAGGTTACTATTTTCCAGATTATTTTGAAGGATTTTTGTCGCAGGTTCCGGATGCCCCTAGCAAGTTAAAAAGCCAGTTGATTTGGCATTTTCCAGGAAATTTTTGTTTTCCTAGTTTACCCAAGAATGAAAAATTTTGGTGGTGGTATCGAGACCAACGCAGGTATGTTCATGCAAAAACCCATCAAGGCAAGGACGACTATCGTGACGAAGCGTATATTGGCAGTTTAGAAAGTCATCAAGAACTTATTAATGAAATTAAGAAAATAATCAATGTATAACAATGTTGCTTTTATAGTTTGTCCCAGTCAAGAGTTAGAACGACCGCCTGCGGCTGCTGCTGCGCTGGCCGGGGTAATGACTCGCAACAATACAAATTATAAAATTTATGATTTGAATTTATCAATATATCATGCATTAGACAACAACGACTGGCAACAGTGCGAACGCAAATGGCGTGTTGACGTAGATCTTGAATTGCCAGATTCATTTGATTCCTGGTTGAATCAAATAGTCGATACTATTGCCACCGGTAATCATGATCTAATTGCCTTAAGTGTTTTTAGTAAATTCAGTACCAGATTTGCTGAAATATTAATACGTAAATTAAGACCATTAATTTCAGTTACTGTGATTGCCGGTGGACAAGGATTAACTACCAGTTATGGGGATACAACTGTTGGACGTCTACTGTATGATGAAAAATTAGTTGATTATGTTGCCACCGGAGATGGAGAAGTTGTATTTGACAATTTTCTTAAAGGTATAACTGCTTGTCCTGGTCTAAACTGGGAGCCTCCAGAACAAATTAACAAGTTAGACGACATACCATATCCTATTTTTGATCAAATTGAGCCTAATCAATATATCTATCACCGAGATGCTGGTATCTATGTTACTGCTAGTAGAGGGTGTGTGCGAAAATGCAAGTTTTGCGATGTTCCGCATCGTTGGCCAAAATATCGATACAGGCGCGGTGCTGACGTTGCACAAGAAGTATACACACAGTATAAAAAATACATGGTGCAGGTCGTACAATTTACGGATAGTGTAATTAACGGGGTTCTGCCAGAATTTGAAAACTTGTTAGACAGTTTAATTGAATACAAAAAACAAGATAACAATTTTAAGCCAAGTTGGCTTAGTCAATTTAATATTCGTAAAAAGAAAGACTTGCCCGAGAGAGTCTACGCAAAAATGGCCAAATCTGGCGCCAGTGTATTAGTCTGCGGAGTTGAACATGCTAGTTGGCGCATAAGAGAAGCCATGGGCAAGGAGTTTGACAATGAGGATCTGGACCATCATATACGTATGTGTGCCAAATATAATATACACAATGTATTTTTAATGTTTATTGGCTATCCTACCGAAACAACAGAGGATCATCAAGAAATGTTAGATTTTTTAGAACGTTATCAAGTGTATATGTTGGCCGGAACTATTATGGTCATTCGCTGGGGGTACACTGGTAGTTTAGATCACGGTAGTAGACTGGAACTTCAACAGGATCACATGAATATTGTGCCAGAGTGGCCTGATCTTAAAATTATGTCGGTCGAAAGTCATGATCAGGATTGGCTCTATGGGCGTAACTGGATTAATCTAAACAATCCAGGGCTAACATTTAAAGAACGTATCCGACGCAGATTAGAAGTGCAAGAACGCAGTGAGCAATTGGGTTATCCAATTACTCGTGCTAAAGAAGAGTTAGAAATTTTAAAAATGGTATGTCAAACGTATTTCCATAAAAAATTACCTACAGAAAAAATTGAAGAGTTAGCGGACCACTGATGAAAATATTAATTACAGGCACCCAAGGACTAGCTCAAGAATTAGCATTTGTCTACGGCAATTACGATGTAACCGCAGTGTCGCAATCAACCGGGCATGATATATTAAAAATTGATGAGTGGGGTGTTGACTTTCTTGAGTATGATATAGTGTTTAACTGTGCATACAGTGGCATTGGTCAACAGCTGGTGTTAGAATATTTTTATCATCATTGGCAATACAATCCTACAAAGAGTATCATTACCGTCGGTAGTAAAGTGATTACTCAACTCAGGGCCGACGGAACAAATACCCATTGGCCATATCGTATACACAAACAAACACTACAAAACATGCACGACTCAATGTGGCCCACTGCACAATGTGATTTAAAAATCATTAATCCTGGTGCGTTTGACAGTGCCATGGTTGCTCATTTAGATGTTCCTAAATTAAACTTATACGAATTGGCTATACGCATCAAAAAGTATGCAGAGGATCCTGTCATTAAGCGAGTTGACTTGTGGCTATAAACTGGCAATTCTACCATTGGCATTTAGAACCTAGTGCTGTTTGTGCCGTTCGGTGCCCACGTTGTCCTAGAGTAGAGCACCCAGACACCCCGTGGCTCAACAAAAATATGACCCTGGACTTTGTAAAGAAGTTTTTCACAGAAGAAATATTACGCACACAGGTCAAACGTGTTACCATGTGCGGTGATGTAGGAGATCCCATCTACTGTAAAGAATATATTGAAATTTGTCGTTATATCAAAACAATTAATCCCGACATTCATATCTTCACAATTACCAATGGCAGCTATAAAAAACCAGAATGGTGGCGTGAACTAGCTAGTGTGCTTAACGGTCGCGATACTATTAACTTTAGCATCGACGGATACGACAATCCTAGCAATAACTTATATCGTGTTAACAGTAACTTTGAAAGTATTATAGACGGTATTCGCGCAGTGCGCGAAGTCAACAAAGATGTGTTTTTAGTGTGGGCCACAATTATTTTTAAGTTTAATCAAGATCATTTGAGCAATATTGTTGATCAGGCCCGTAAGTTAGACATGGATACCGTACAATGGACTCGTAGTACGAAATTTGGCAGTGTTTACGGAGGCTACGGTGGTGCTGTTGATCCGTTAGAACCTAGACCTGAGTTCATTAGCAAGACACACAGATACGAGCGTGAAGTAGTTAACATTAGCGGACGGCAACAAGATAACGTTGAATATTTAGAACATAACAAAAAGAAATATTTTGAAATTAAAAAACAGTATAAAGACGCACCAGTTACTCCATTATGTGAAATAGGTAACCGCGGCATTTATGTCAATGCTGAGGGCGTGGTGTTTCCATGTAGCTGGGTTAGTTTTCCATACCATAGTCTCACGTATGAAAACAAGACTATACAATGGAAGGACAGTTTTTTTGCCCAATATCGAGAACGTATGAGTTTGCACAATCGGTCATTTAATGAAATTGTAGCAGATCCACTGTGGAATAAATGCAGTCAGGGGTTCACTGATCCAAAAAGAACCTGGGTTGAGTGTGGGCAAAAGTGTTCTACCCAATATGTAGACGAAAACTATGCGGTTGGATGGGAAACGAACTAAGTATGAATCCATGGTATGGCTTTACGAAAACACACAAATTGAAACATTACCCGAAGACTGTGTCGGTTTTGTATATTTGATCACAAATAACATCTCTGGCAGAAAGTATATTGGAAAAAAATTAGCAAAATTTAGTAAAACGTCATACAAAGTAGTAAAATTAAAGAACGGCAACAAAAAACGTAAGAAAATTCGAAGTAAAATAGATTCAGACTGGCAACTATACTATGGAAGTAACGATCAACTTAACCGAGACATTGCAGAGCTAGGCTCAGACAACTTCACAAGAGAAATATTATTTTATTGTAAATCAAAAGCGGCTTGTAGTTATATAGAAGCTAGAGAACAATTTAATCATCGAGTGTTAGAATCAGACAACTACTATAACGGGCAAATAGTTTGCCGTATACACGGCAGTCATATCAAGGAAAAATTATAAATGACAATTCGGATTTATGTGGGCGATACAAACAAAGAACTAGCTATGTTGGCTAGTTCTTACAGCCCTACAGCATTTCTAATTGATTTTTCTAACTATAAAGAATTTTTAACTATAGACTACACCGTTGATGTTGTGGCGTTTACTGCGTTGGGATATTTGCCCAAAGACCTAGAGATATTTTATAATATTTTATTAAAAGCCGACAAGATTATATATGCTCCTCCTCCAAATCAATGGTCAGATGATCAAGTTTTAAACAATGCAGATCCTACTACATGTATACAAGGCTTAACTGAAAATATGCTGTTATTAATTTCTGATCAACGTCCTATTAAAAATATTGAATTGTGTTACTTAAAAAATAATCTTGCAACATTGGTAGATTCAAGAAAAACTGACAATCCTCAGATATGGTTTGCTGGATGTAGTATCACCCACGGGCTTGGTGTAGACCTTAATCAAAGATACGGACAACTTATTGCAGATCAACTTGGGGTTGAATGTAGTTTTTTAACCAGACCTGGTTCTTCAATTCAGTGGGCAGCAGATCAAATTGTAAGGTCAGATATTAGAGCCAACGATATTGTTATATGGGGATTGACTGACAGTTGTCGATTACCTTATATTCATAATAATGAATATCTACCCGGTGTAACCTGCTGGACCTATACAACTTACCCTGAGGTAGAAAAAATTTTACCGTTTAATGAATTGTTTTCTGAAAATACCTTATACAATAATATATGTGCAGTTGATAGAGCAATTAATTTTTGTAAAAAAATACAAGTTAATTTAGGCATAATTGGTGTAATGCCAAGCATACCTAACTTTTTACGATATATAAAATCAAAATCAGAATATGTAGATTTTCCATATAAAATTAAATTTGTCAACGGTACAGTAGTACCACCGCAGAAACGGTACAAAGATCTAGGAACTGATAACAAACATCCTGGTCCTGTCCAACATCAACATTATAAAACTTTTATTTTAAACCATTTTGACTTTTTTAATCAACAAATTTAGATAGGCAGCTTTACTGACTCTGTGCTGGATGCTTGGTCCAGCCCCATCGAGGAACGGTGCGATACCCGGTCTAGAATTTTGGGCGTCAAAGGCAATTGCTAACTTAAGGCAACAAATGGTTTGGGCAACGTAAAAAGACACGACCCATGCTTATAGGACTTGGATTTATTATCGGGTTACTAGGGTTCCGTTGATATGTGAAGCTAGAGTAAGGGGTACCGGTCAACCGCCTCTGTGTTGGAAACAACAATCTCTTTATAATAAATGACAGTGCTACTCAGATAATGTGTATCAGTCAGTTCACCGTGCATACGGTGAATTGTGACCGATTAATCTAGATAATGCGTAAAAAAACAAATAAAAGAAATCATGTGTGAGCTTTAGCGAAACACATAGATTAGCGTAGCTAATCTTTTATCATCACTCAGAATGTATCAGGCCAATCTCGAAATAAGGCATGTTGAATATCTCCAGCGACAAACTGATTGAATGATTTATGCTTTACTTCTAGCTCGCCTTCGAGTGGAGCAACACGTTTAAAGGCATTGTCCATTTGACCCATGTCCTTGAACTCCATGAGTATCATCCATTCCGGCATGTCAGCAATACTACGGAATCCCATTTTACAACGGGTAATTCTGTATGATTCCATTTTGCCTTCACTAATCAAATGATCAAAGAAACTTTTCATTCCATTGACCCAGTCTAAGTCTGAAATGTCGCCTTCTTTGTTTGCCCAGATTGTGTATAAGTCTGCCATTATTTTTCCTTAAGATATAAAGTACATACATAATTATATGAAAATACAGTTCGATCATAATTTTGGCCACCAGGAGCAAGGTGAGTTCTTTCACTTTGGCTGTGAGCTGGTTGATGTTGCACCAGGCGAATACAACACAGCACTGGATCTTGGATTCCTACAAACCGTGGAGAACAGTCAAGTGCGTTGGTATCAAAGTCGCAGTACTAGAGTAAACACAAC